TGCTGGATTTGATAGGTAAGCCACTGCTGCAGTGACTGTGTAATTTAGTTTGACGCGCACTGGTGACTTGCCGATTGTTTCCAATTCCATATAAGGCGAATCTGGGACTATGACAACTGCGGGGACAATTGGAGCCTCTGGTGCGTGATCATAAACGTTAGCATTGATGGAAGCCAGAGCAGTTTTTATTGCTCCGCGAACATCTCCCGAAATAGTCGATGCTGGCATCAGCCCACCATCGCATCGATGTCGAGATAGGGGCCAAGAAGTCCAGTTACTTTAGCAAGTAAATTCTTAGATAGACGATAAGGCGAAACGCTGAAATCTATTCCTTCAATCGCTCCGCCGGCAGCGGTTCTGGCTTGAAAGATTTCGACAGAAATAGCCAAAACTGCAGCTTCGACATTAGCATTTCCGACATAGGTTGTGAGGCCAGATAGCGCAGCGTTTCCGGCTGGGATAATGTTCTTTTCCAGTATGTCAGCATTTGTGATGGCGGCGGTAAATACATAGGGGCCAATTAAATCATCTGTGACTGTGTGAGTGCCGTTAAAAGGTGATCCGCAACCAGTAATTATTACAGATTGACCTTCGGTAAATTCGTGAATTGTTGCCGTGTGAAAGTAGGCGACATTATTTTCAAGCTTTACTTTATTTACTCTACTTTGGAAGGTGACAAGCATCGGGATGACTATGTTCTCTGATGCGTCACAAATATCATCAAGATAAGCGTCTGAGTAAAGGGAGGACGAGACGCCAAGAATGGTTCTCAGCTCTGCAGCCGTGACGATTGTTGGCATCTCGTTTCCTTTCGATCTAGAGGGTGACAGGCCAGCTCGGGAGCGGACTGGCCGTCACTTTTAGGGATTTAACTACGCGACCATCCAGCGGTATGCACCTGCGCCGACCTTTGTAGCCAATGCGCCGTAGCCGTAGTAGGCAACTTCGATTTGACCATTGAGTGCGACGTTTGTCTGAAGACGGAAACGTGAAGATTCATACCAAGTGTATGCATCTGGGTTGATAACGATGATGGTGTTGTCGCCAACGCCTGAACCTGTTGTGAGGTTACGATCAACGCGGAAGTTCAATCCGAGAAGGTTTCCAACTGCTGAAGTGCTGGAAAGATTTCCGCCTTGATTCATATTGCCAATCAAGTTCTGATAAATCGGACGTCCGTTATCAGCGAGGTTCTGAATCGCGCCCCATTGCTGAGGTGATGCGATGATGTTTTGAGCGAATCCAAGAGTTCCAGCGTAGATTGAAACGCCAGCATCGGATACGAAGTCGAGAAGACCAGCAGCATCGAGAGTGCGGTTTCCGCCGTCAGTTCCGCCAGCGATGAGGCCAGTTACAACTGCAACGTCGGTTGCCTTTGCGTATGCGTATTCCATTTGACGAACGAGTTCATCAAAGAACGCTGGTGAAGAACGATCAAGAAGTTCAACGGAGAAAGTTTGTCCGCCTGCATACTTCTTAACGGATACTGAAAGGAATTCGTTTGTCATTCCTGTTTCATCAATTGCAGCTGCTTCGGCTTCTTCGCCTACTGTTGGAACTGCGGTGATTTTAGGAATCTCGAAAGACATTCCTGCATCTGGAAGAACGCCGCGAGATACCGAATCAACGGCTGGGCGATCTGCATTGGAAAGTGGGTTGATGATTTCGGTCAATTGACGCGTTGGGATGAGACCAGCGTTGTTGCTTGTGGTGTCATCTGCAGCCATTACATATTGACGTGCAGCATCATCGCCGAGTTTAGCGCGAACGCTATTCTCGAGATATTTCGCCTTTGTGAACTCAAGGCGAGGAGTTGTGTAGAACGCTGGGCGTGATGCCGAGACAGATTCTACTTTAGCTGCTTCTACCGCTTCATCAACGGCAGGAGCAGGAGCGGTAGTGTCAGACACTTGTTCTCCTTTGGTTGGTTTGTCTGAAGCAGCGGTTGCGGCATCAGAATCTTCTTTAGGTGCTTCATTCTCGGAAGCAGCGACTTCGCTCACTCGAGCGGAATCAATTGCTGGATCAGTAACAAGAGAGACTTCATCAAGCGTTGCTGAGGTAATCTGCATAACGCCTTTGTTGTTTGTCCATTCGTTTATTTGTGCGCCTACGCTAAATCCGTCGCGCAATCCTTCGGTGGCCTCAACAAGCGCATCTTCGCCGGCCATTGTGTTAGCAATCTTAAATGTAGCCACAATGCCATTGGCAGTTACTTCGTGACTCATCATCTTGCCAATTGGTCGAGTGCGGTCGTGCTCGAGAAGCAATTTCACCGGCTTCATTTCAATTGAATCAGCAGCGAAAACAGTTGGGCCGACAGAGGTATTTCCCTGCTCGTTCCAAGTGACAATTGTGCCGCTAATGGTGCGCTTTACTGTGTCCGCAGCCGTGACAGTCATTGGCATATTGATCTTCATCGGATCAAGTCCTCTTCTTCTTGGATTTGCTCAACGCTCATCGCGCCGATGCGGTTTAGGATTTCATAAACCTGCGCACGTTCTAATGGGTTGCCGCGCAGGAAGTCGTCCAAGTCAAAACGCACTTCGGTTGTTGCTGGGACGAAATCTGGCATTGATAGACGCTTTTCAATTGCAGTCAATAATGGACGAAGTGAGAAATCAACCAAAGAGCGCCGCTCACTAATTGAATTTGAGTAAGTCATCGAAGTAGTTTCGGCGCTCAGGAAGTATGCTGGAATTCCAGCTGCTCGAGCCAATTCTAGTGCGACATATTGACGTGCTTCGGCGAGTTGTAATGATTTTGGATCATAACCAAATTCTTTTAGATCAACGTCAGCATTGAGGAAAGCCGTTGAGCGAGTTTGGCGAGCAGTTCTCCAAGCTGAGAGAAGCGATGAAACTCTTTCAGCAGTTAAATTTGTTCCGTTTGATTTAAGAACCATCGACGGATTAGGTTCTTTGGCGTAATTAACCGCAGCGTTCTCGAGATAGACCGCAGCAGCAACAGTTTTACCTGCGCGATGTAGAAATCCTTCGTCGTAACCATCAAAGCGAACAATTGAACCAATTCCCGAATTTGGCACATCCATTCCATCGACTTTGTATGACTCAATCATTGTGTTACGGAAATTCGTATCTACAGTCACTCGATCAGGTGAAACGCGAGTCCAAGCGCGAACTTTTCCGCCATCGGTTGCAGAATACATTTCAAGCACTTGTCCGTAACCAACGCCATAAAGCCAAATATCTTCGGCGAGCCAAGTGTAGATAAGTGATCCTGGCACTCTTGGGTCGGGTTGATTGATAACGCGCAACGGATCAACGTGTTCGCCGGTAAGTTTGTTATATTGCTCGAGAGGTAATGAACCAGTCGTTCCGCAAATGATATTTCTAGCGCGAGCAATTGAAGGGACGCTCATTGCAAGCTGACGAGTTGTATTTGTTGCGCCGCCGAGAATGTTATAAACGGAATCGCTAATCTGAACAGGAGTTAGCGCGGCAGTCACGTCGCTGACCTTCTGCGGTGTCTGCGCGGTTATTTGTGGAAAGAAGAAATCTCTGATAGCACCCATTGAGCCTTTATTGTAAAGGCCTTGTGTTACAAGATAACAATATCGACGCCATCATTTGCTTTTGTGGCGTAATGAGTTGCCATTGCCGAAGCGACCGCTCCACAGATAATCGCATTGGATACTTTACGACCCATTACCCATCCGCCATCACCGAAAGGCAATTTGACGGCGGATAGGCATTGTTTAGTCAGCTCATCTTGTCCCGAGTGAGCCAACCGCTGAGATGAAATTGCTCCCAGTAATTCATCGCAGCTCTGGGCGTAGTCGATGCCATCTATCGGCTCAGTCTTAATCCCAGCCGGTGCTAATCGCGCAGCAACGGCTGATGCAGTTCTGGCTGAATAGGCAACCAGTTGCACCGGATATTTGCGAACCCAATCGGCTAAGTCATTTGCCAAAGATTTATCGTCGAGGTTAGACGGATTAAACCAAGTCTGCAGAAGTATGACTTGGAACTTATCCCCTTCGAGTTTTTGGCTTGCGACTAAAGCCGCTTGCTTTCGGTCTGGACTGAGATCGATGGCCAACCAAGTGTCCATCTCGGAATCAAGTCTGAGACCCTCGACTCGACAAGCTTCCCATTGAGTAGGACTGATGACTGGATTGATGGTATCGACCCATTGACATAAAACTTCTGTGCGCACAATATCTTCGGGGTCTGACAGGACGGCTCGGATATTGTCCGGATGAACTGTGTGACCCAGTGACGGATTGGCTTGGCAGACACCTAGCCAAAAGTCTGCTGAGTTATCGAATTTAATTCCATTTGGCGCAGACCACTCGAACCAGCCAATGTCGTCAGTTCCGCCGTGAATGGCAGCATAGGCGCGTTCTCTTAATTTGTTTAGAACGATTGAGTGCTGATCTCCAGCATTGGAATAAACCCATATTTGAGGATTGGGGCTAGCCATTTGGGTATAGCGCAAAGCAGACCACACATCTTCGTCTTTATACTCTCGAGCTTCGTCGAGATGAATAGTTTCGGGTGCGGCGATACCTCGACCGGCTGAGTTATTGGCTCGGACGATATATCGACGGCCTTCCGTAAATTGCAGTTCTTGAAATCCTTTACTTTCCAGCTTTTTAGTAAATTCAGCAGCTAGTCGGGGAGTCTGCTCAATGATTCCATAGATTTTGTAAAACAATTCAGCTGAGGTGGTTAGTTTGTGGGCCGTATGAACTTGTAATTTTTCCTTGAGAACGTAGATCCGAAATAAGATTTGGAGCGCCATAAAAGTCGATTTACCCTGCTGGCGTGCGCACAATAGGGTGACGACTGGGTGCGCCCATCGACCATCCGGCTTGTATTTGAGCGAGTGATGAGCCAACCATTGCTGCCAGGGCAGCAAGGTATAGCCGATTTCCTCGCAAAACTTAATCATTTGCTCGCCGTGAGAGGGTAAATCGCTAAGTTTTGTGTGGATTCGTGGGTTTGGCACACCCCGGTAAGCCGATTCGTCCCGAGTCCGTGCGATCTCTTTCGATTGCTCCATTAATCTCCAGAGTCGGCCAGATAATGAACGGACGACCCATTTTCAGGGAAAATCTTCCCAAT